ATTTTTGGGCCCCAACATCTCCTGCTTCTGCAACTTTTTCCGCTTCTTCAAGTGCGTATGAGTTAGTATTTCACAATCCAAACCCTCCAACATCTTCTATTCATTGGCCAGTAGCTATATTAAACGGAGGAATATATCATACCAACACTTTAGGCATATGTGATTCTTCCCTTCAATATGAAGAGGTGTGTTCTGTTTTAGTAAATAGTGTTATTGCAGCAACCTTAAGTGCAGCAGCTATACAAGTAGATTTTCGAGTTTATAAGTGGAATGCGTGTACACCAATTGGTGATACGCCAACAGTAACTCTTGTAGCTAATTCAACCTGTGAAATTTTATTTGATACAGATGGTTCTTCTTTTGCGGGCGTTAATATATACAGAGGTTGTTGCCAGTTAGATATTAATACCGCTGCCAGTGTATTAGATACTAATGAGGCATTAGGATTTTTTGTAAATTTCCCTGGTACTGATCCAGGTAACGTAAACGCTATTTTTCAGAAAGCTACACGACTTGTAAAAACAACTCCTTAATTTAAATTAAAATGAAATGGACATTAGAAAAATATCAATTGGTGCTGACTATAAGTTAAGTGCTATGCATTATATAGTCTCCCAAGAAATCTTAGGGGGATCGCATACTATTCAATTAATTAAAGAGGTAGATGAGGCTTATCAAATTTGGATTGTAAATAAATCTAATGAGGTTTATTTGTGGAAAGAATTTAGAAAGACGCTACCTATTTCTCTTGAATTTAATATTAATTTTTAATGAGGTCACCATTTAACTTTATTGTTAGGCCTTATAATAAAAGAAGATACGATAACATTAAAAAAATAGGTAACGTAAATCTTGTTACCAGCGTATCTCAAGAAGATCATATGGCCTCTAATAGATTTGCTATTGTAGAGGAATTACCTATAGATTATACAGGGCCCGTTTCTAAAGGGGACACTCTTCTTGTTCATCATAATGTTTTTAAATTTTATTATGACATGCAAGGAAGACAAAAAAGCGGTAGAAGTTTTTTTAAAGACGATTTATTTTTTATAGATAACGAACAGTTTTTTCTTTATAAGAATAAAAACAAATGGATGGCTCATGGGAAATATTGCTTTATTAAACCTGTTGATGTTAAAGATTCTTTTATACTTAAACAAGGAGAAGAACCATTGGTGGGTAAAGTTAAATATATAAATCAAGAGCTGTTAGATTTAGGGGTAAAAGAAGGGGATGAAGTTTCTTTTCAACCTGATAGCGAATATGAGTTTACGGTAGATGGTGAAAAATTATATCGCATGTTTACCAGTAATATAACTTTAATATTATGATATATATTAAAGATAATTTTTTAGATAAAAAATTTTTTAAGCAATTAGAAAATTATTTAAAATCTAATGAGTGGCAGAAAAAAATAGTAGGTGAAAAAGATTTTTATATTCAACCATCTATTCCTGATTTTGATTCTTATATGGAATCTATGTTGGGAATTATAGAACAGAAAGATGTAAAAAATATTTTGTCTTTTTTTAGAAAGTCTACAGATGAATTAGATACCACATGGAGAATACATTCGGATTTAAATATTGATGGTCAAAAACCTGATAGAGCTTTAGTCTATTATATATCTCCAAGAGAAAAAGAAGATTTACATGGAACAGCATTATGGGAGCATGTGATATATGGAGATACAATACCGAAGGGTATTAGTAATGAGGATTACGATAAAATGATAAAAATAGATGCAGAAAATTTAGATATGTGGAGATTAAGTTCGGTTATAGGTTATAATCAAAATAGACTTATCTCTTATCCTTCTGCATACTTTCATAGTAAGTATCCTAATAAATCGTGGAAAGAAGGAAGGGAAATTTTTGTTATGTTTTATAAATATGTATAATGGATAGTAAAGAGATAAAATTAAAAATAATAGCTGCTGGGGAAAAAGCAGTAAATCAATTAATTAAAGTTGCTAAAGAAGATATTATTAAATATGATAAAGATGATGAGTTGGCGGCAGATAGATTAAAAAATGCAGCGGCAACTAAAAAATTATGTATCATGGATGCTTTTGAAATACTTAATAAAATAGAAAATGAAAAAGCATTATTAGAAGGAACAGTAAAAGAAAAGAAAAATAATACACCTAAAGGATTTGCAGAGTCAAGATCAAAATAAATTATATACGGTATTAAAAGATGTTGTGCCTAAAAATGTGTTGTCTAATAAAAATAGAGCACACACATGGACTTATGGGTATAATGAAAAATATGATTTTATTGTGATTTCCAGAGATGGAACGATAGGTGAAATATATAATATTAACGGATTAAAAATTGCATTACCCAAAGTATCTAAGGATATAATAAAAAGAGACAATAAAAAGGAAGAGCAGTATTGGGAGCCACATGTTTTATCTAAAGAACTTCATAGAATTAAATCCATATTTCAATGGCACGAAACTCCAGAACAATTTAAATCTCAGTGGGTAGATTATATAGAAAAAGAATTTGACAGAAGAGAGCAAGGAGCTTGGTTTATGAATAATGGTGTTCCTACTTATATCACAGGAACTCATTATATGTATTTACAGTGGACTAAGATTGATGTAGGTAATCCTGATTTTAGAGAAGCTAATAGAATATTTTATATTTTTTGGGAAGCCTGTAAGGCTGATAAAAGAAGTTTTGGAATGTGTTATTTAAAAATCAGACGTTCTGGTTTTTCTTTTATGAGTTCATGTGAAGGGGTAAACAAAGCTACTATTACTAAAGATGCTCGTATTGGAATACTTTCTAAAACGGGTTCGGATGCAAAAAAAATGTTTACCGATAAAGTTGTTCCTATTTCAAATAACTATCCATTCTTTTTTAAACCTATTCAAGATGGTATGGATAAACCTAAAACAGAATTAGCTTATAGGGTTCCTGCTTCTAAGATTACAAAAAAGAATATGTCTACTATAGCTGATGAAGAGTTAGAAGGACTGGATACAACTATAGATTGGAAAAACACAGGAGACAATAGTTATGACGGTGAAAAATTACAATTACTTTTACATGATGAAAGTGGTAAATGGGAAAAACCTGATAACATTCTAAACAACTGGAGGGTTACTAAAACTTGTTTAAGGTTGGGTAGTAAAATTATAGGCAAGTGTATGATGGGATCAACCTCTAACGCTTTAGATAAAGGAGGTAATAATTTTAAATCTTTATACAACGATTCTTTTCCTTCTAAAAGAAATGCTAATGGACAAACAAAAAGCGGTTTGTATTGTTTGTTTATTCCTATGGAGTGGAACTTTGAAGGATATATTGATAGATATGGAATGCCTGTTTTTTATACTCCCTCTAAACCTATTACAGGTATTGATGGAGAAGATATTACAGTGGGAGCAATTAACTATTGGGAGAATGAAGTTACATCTTTATCACAAGACGCTGATGCATTAAATGAATTTTATCGTCAGTTTCCTCGCACTGAGTCTCACGCTTTTAGGGATGAAAGTAAACAATCTATTTTTAACTTAACAAAAATATATCAACAAATAGATTATAACGATTCTCTTATTTTAGATCATCATTTAACCAGAGGTTCTTTTCATTGGAAAGATGGAATAAAAGATACTAAGGTAATTTGGAGTCCTGATAAAAGAGGAAGGTTTTTAGTAAGCTGGACACCTCCACCTCATTTACAAAATCGAATAGAAAAAAGAAGAGGATTAAAATATCCTGGTAATGAACACTTAGGTTCGTTTGGTTGTGATAGTTACGATATATCAGGAGTGGTGGTAGGAAAAGGATCTAATGGTTCTTTACATGGATTAACTAAGTTTAATATGGATGAAGCTCCAAGTAATGAGTTTTTTTTAGAATATATTGCAAGACCTCAAACTGCTGAAATATTTTTTGAAGAAGTTTTAATGGCTTGTATATTTTATGGGATGCCTATCCTTTGTGAAAATAACAAACCTCGTTTACTTTATCATTTTAAAAACAGAGGATATAGAGGTTACTCTATGAATAGGCCTGATAAAACCTATAACAAATTATCTAAAACAGAAAGAGAATTAGGAGGAATTCCTAATACTTCGGAAGATGTAAAACAATCACATGCCGCAGCCATAGAATCATATATTGAAAAATATGTAGGCATAGATTTAGATGGAACTTTTAGGGATGCAGAAGATATGGGAACCATGTATTTTGGAAGAACTTTAGAGGATTGGGCTAAGTTTGACATTAGCAACAGAACTAAATATGATGCCTCTATTAGTAGTGGATTAGCTATTATGGCTAATCAAAAACACCTTTATACACCATCTAAACAAAAATCAAAAATAAGTATTAACTTTGCAAAATACAACAATAGTAGTGCATTAAGTCAAATAATTACATGAAAGGAATACAGATAGATATAAAGTCTGCTGCCTTCCCAGACCAATTTGTTTCGGATAAAAAGAAAGCAACAAAAGAGTTTGGACTACAAGTAGGACAGGCGATACAATATGAGTGGTTTAGACGAGATGGTATGTCATGTCGTTTTTATAACCAATTTTTAGAGTTTAATAAATTAAGATTGTATGCAAGAGGAGAGCAGTCTATAGCTAAATATAAAAATGAATTAGCTATTGATGGTGATTTATCTTACTTAAACTTAGATTGGACACCCGTACCTATTATTCCTAAATTCGTAGACATTGTTGTAAACGGAATGTCCGATAGATTGTTTGATGTAAAATGTTATGCTCAAGATGCTTTATCAGCAGAGAAAAGAAATAAGTTTCAAAACATGGTTGAAAAAAACATGCTTTCTAAAAACTTATATAGTCAAATTGAAAAAGATTTTGGAGTAAATGTATTTGAAGTAAATCCAGACCAACTACCAGAAAACGATATTGAGATGGAACTCTATATGCAGATGAATTACAAACCTGCAGTAGAGATAGCTAATGAAGTTGCTATTAATACCATGCTTGAAGAAAATCATTATAATGATATTCGTAAAAGAGTAGATTATGATATTACTACTTTGGGTTTAGGTATATGTAAACACACCTTTCAGGAAGGGGATGGTATTCGTGTGGAGTATGTAGATCCTGCTCATGTAGTATACAGTTATACTGAAGATCCTTATTTTAAGGATTGTTTCTATTGGGGAGAATTAAAAACAATTCCTATTACCGAAGTTTTAAAAATAAATCCTGACTTAACAGAAAGTGATTTAGAGGAAATATCTAAATACAGTCAAGCGTGGTATGATTATTACAATGTTGCTCAAATGTATGAGAACAGTATGTTTTATAAAGACACTTGCACTCTATTATACTTTAATTATAAAACCACTAATAGTTTTGTTTATAAGAAAAAGAAAATGGCTGATGGTGGTTATAAGGCAGTAGAAAAAGATGATGAGTTTAATCCACCACAAGAAATGATGGATGAGGGGGAATTTGAAAGAGTAGAAAAAAGAATAGATGTGTGGTATGAGGGAGTGATGGTGATGGGGACAAACATAGTGATTAAGTGGGATATGATGAAGAATATGGTTAGACCAAATTCTGCAAGTCAGTACGCTATGCCTAATTATATAGCTTGTGCTCCAAGAATGTATAAAGGAGTTGTAGAGTCTTTAGTTAGAAGAATGATTCCTTTTGCAGATTTAATTCAAATTACTCATTTGAAAATTCAACAAGTAGTTGCAAGAGTTGTCCCTGATGGTGTATTTATAGATGCCGATGGATTAAACGAAGTAGATTTAGGTACAGGTAATGCTTATAACCCTGAAGACGCTTTGAGATTATATTTCCAAACAGGTAGTGTTGTAGGAAGAAGTTATACTCAAGATGGAGAGTTTAATAACGCAAAAGTTCCTATTACTCAATTAACTTCTAATAGTGGTCAAGGTAAATTACAAATGCTTATAGGTAATTATAATCATTACTTAGATATGATTAGAGCTGTGACAGGATTAAATGAAGCCAGAGATGGTTCTACTCCTGATCCTAATTCATTAGTTGGAGTTCAAAAACTTGCGGCATTAAATTCTAATACAGCAACCCGTCATATATTACAGTCAAGTTTATTTATAACTCGAACATTAGCCGAGGCTCTTTCTTTAAGGTGTGCTGATGTTTTAGAGTATGCAGACTTTAGAGATGAGTTTGCAATGCAAGTGGGTAAATTTAACTTAGGAATATTAGACGAAATTAAAAATTTATATATCTATGACTTTGGCATATTCATTGAGATGACTCCAGATGAAGAGCAAAAACAATTATTAGAACAAAATATTCAAATGGCTCTTTCTAAACAAGATATTAATTTAGAAGACGCTATTGATATTAGAGAAATAAAAAATATAAAAATGGCAACTCAGTTGTTGAAAGTTAAGCGTAAACAAACTGCTCAACAAAAACAACAACAAGAAATGCAAAAACAACAAATGCAACAGCAAGGACAAATGCAAGCACAACAAATGGCTGCTCAATCCGCTATGCAAAAAATGCAAGCTGAAGCTCAATCAAAAATGCAAGTAGCTCAGGCTCAAGTTGCTTTTGATATTGAAAAGATGAAAAATGAAGCAGCCCTAAAAGAACAATTAATGGCTACTGAATTTAGTTATCAAATGCAATTAAAAGGAATGGAACAAACGCAAATGGATGCAAGAGAAGAAATGCGTGAAGAGGGTAAATCAAAAAGAATAGCAGAAGCTAATACGCAACAATCTAAAATGATTGAACAGCGTAAAAGAAATTTACCCGCTCAAAACTTTGAATCTAATGAAGATAGTTTAGATGGATTTGATTTTGCAGAATTTGAACCTCGATAAAAGAGGCTAAAAATTATGTGTAAATATTGTTTAACTTTGTACAACTTAAATTTAATAAAATGGAAAAAAACGAGAAACCAAAATTTACGGTAAAAGAAGTCACTGGCGTAGAACAAAAGTCTACAGCTGAAGTGGAAGAAAAATTACTAAAAGAGCATGAACAAAAACTTAAAGCTGAAGAGGTTGACACTGACGCTGAACGAGTGGATACAAGCTCTGAAAGTTCCGCTCCCGCAGAGGAACAAAAAGAAATACAACAGGAAGCAGAAGCACCGCAAGCAGATGCCCCTGGATTAGAAGATAAAGATATTCTTGAGTATATCAAGAATAGATATAATAAAGACATAGCTTCAGTAGATGATTTGTTCTCTACACAAAAAGAAAATGAAGAGTTACCTGAAGATGTGCAAGCGTTCTTTAAATACAAAAAAGAAACTGGTCGAGGGATGAGTGACTTTCTGAGTTTACAGAAAGATTACAAAGAACTTGACGATGATAAAGTGCTAACTGATTATTATTCTCATATTGAAGAAGGTTTAGATGAGATTGATGTGCAGGATTTAATTGAGGATAAGTTTGGATACGACTCTGAATTAGATGAAGAAAGAGTTGTAAAGAAAAAGAAGTTAGCTAAAAAAAGAGAACTTTCTAAAGCGAGAAAGTTTTTCGAGGAGCAAAAAGAACAGTATAAACTCCCGCTTGAGTCAAGAGGGGATGTTGGTTCTAAAGAGCAACAAGAAGAATATAATCGCTATAAGAGTTACATGGAGGAATCCGAAACTCAAGAAGAGGCTCG